GTATAATGGTTTTGATGCTATGGTATTACCTAGACGATATGCAGGACTGTGTTTACCAATGAATGAGGCTTTACTTTCTGGCCTTCCCGTTTTTATGACAAATGTCTCACCTAATAATCAGATCTTGCCACAGGATTGGTTAGTTGAGTCAGACTCTATAGGAACAATTAGAACGAAGGTTAGAATTGATTTGGTTGAAGCAAATAATGTTTTGTTAGCACAAACAATTGATAAGTATATGTCTATCAATGATAAAACTAATTATAAAGAACAGGCTTATGAGTTAGGATTTAACAACTTTGCACCAGCAATATTAAAGGAAAAATACTTAGAACTTATTGCTCAAATCTAGTTTTTTTGTTAAATTTGTCTTTAAGTATTTTATTAAATATATTATTAAATGAACTATCGGAACTAGATAAATAGGTATGATCATGTATGTTTAAATTATAAGACTTAAGAACTAGTGGTCCAGAATTGTAAACCTTAACGTCTTCCATTTGTGTGCCACCCACATTAAACTTATTTCCGTATGTTGATCTATGTAGGCATTGATCTAAAAGTTCTAGCACTGTTTTTAATTTTTCTTTTTCCATAATCATAGGAACGTGGAGTTCATAGTCTAAAGGGTTTTCAAATCCCAACGCTTTAAGTTTTTTATATGTGCTTAAAAGTTTTCTGGTGTACTGAGAGTTACCGTTTAATTTTTGATATAGGTTTATTTTATCTAATAGGTATCCACTGTGAAAATTTTCTATCTTATCTATTTTTTTAATAATATAAAAATCATCATTCATTAAAATAAAAGATTCTGATATTTCTTGTGAAAAAGAAATTGTTTCTAAATTTTTTACAGCATTTTTATACTTTGATTCTTTTTGTTCTACCTTTATGTAATTGCCGACATACCAATCAGGTTTACCACCAACAAGCCATATACTTGCTTCTGGAAAACTTTCAACAACAGATCTAATTGAATACTTTAGTTCTTCGTTTATTCCATCTTTACATATATATACAAAGTCCATTAGTCCCCATTATAAAAAAATAAAGAGGGCAAGGTTTAAGTTTGCCCCCTTTATAGAATAAACTACTTTTTCTTAGCAGCCTTCTTTTTTGGTGCACTTTTAACAGGCACAATCTTGCCAAGAGCATCTGAAATAATACCAGTATCTGGTAGTACGCCAAACGATTTATCATTTGGATTTAACGCTCTCAATGCGACGGGCGCTAAAGCAGCAACTAGTGCAGCCCATAGATCTTTTGGATCTGTTACGCCAGCCATGTAAAGTGCAATTACTGCGCCAAGAACGGATCGTCCGTATGATGCTAGCATTGCCTTTGACTTATCGTTTAATAAGTTATTCATTATTCCTCCTAGGATATAATTTGTGTTAGTGTTTTATAGCCAATCCATAAACCAATAATTCCTGCGATTCCCGCAAAAACTGGTGGTGCTGGTACTGGCAATTTGAATGCAGCAAACACGAGACCGCACCCAAAACCTGTTAGTATTGATAGCATAACTTCTTTCATTAATTTTTTTTATCCTTTAGGTAACTAAATAATTTTACAAATTTTGTACTAAAATTTAAAATATGGCGATTAATGTTTTCAAAATCTTTTTTATTTGCATATCTAATGTTATATTGTGTTTTTTCTCTTTTAAATGGAATATATTGTGCTAATGGAGTTCCCCTTGGTATAAAAATTTCTTTTTTATCACTATGAATTACTAGTTGAATATTCATTTCATGATAAACATCTGTATCTCTAACTCCAGGAACTACAGAAAAATCTTCATTAAAATGAAAAAATGTTGGCAATTGATATAAAGAATAATTTTTTGATGTAAAAACATACCAAGGTATTTGTATTTTAAAAATAAAAAAAGATTTTTGATTTAAAAATTTATGATCAACATAATCTAAATATTGTTCTCCTGAATGACTTGACCAAAAAAATCTTTCATCCGCTGTAGCCCATTTCCAATCTTTTGTTTCAGAATTATAATATAAATTAGAGTCGCACCACATTGGAAGAATATATCCTTTTGTAAAATAATCTGAAAAAGATGGACAAGCCTTCATGTTTCCAGGTATAGATCCTCCCCAAACTTTTTTTGATTTAACTGTTAGGCTGTCTTTCCACCATTGAGGTATATATTCTTTTGCAGGTTTTGGCAAACAGTCTTCTAGCATTTCTAATCCAGGTACGGTTGTTACAAATTCTACCTTTGGAGTTTTATTTTTATAAAAATTAAATTTCATTGATTTATATTTTTTTCTGGTAATAGCGCTAAAAGTTTTTCAGAATAGTTATCTAAACCTTTTACCTTCAACTCATCTGAAACCTCTTTAATGGTTTGCTGTGACTTTTCAATGTATTCAAATGCCCAGTCTCTAGAGTCAGATAAGAATTTTATAAAGTTTTCTTTATGTAGTGTATCGTCAGACATATTAATGCTTTTATTAAATTGAGAGTTTAATTCTTCAAGTGCCCTGTTTTTTATAAAAAGTTCAGCCACCAGCAAGTTAGACTTTTTTAGTTTATCAAACGTTGCCCAATAAGATAATGCAAAAGAAAAAGACAGGGTAGCAAAAAATATCAAAAACATCATCTCCATAATATCTATTGTACTCTATCCCGAATAGCGTGAGTTGTCCAATAATATAAACATTTATTGCAACAAGGCTTATTATGTTTACTCTGAGTGTCTTTATAAAATTCTGCATAATAAATATGATCTTTACGATAAAGGTTGGATCTATGGGTAATATTGACACGATTTACATGAAATGCCTGACTCCAGACTGGCTTCTGACTACCCCACAGATGCCCAGAAACGGCTTCTAAAGCATCTAGATTGGTCTCATTGCCATCTGTCCTAATACCTCTAAGTCTAGCCTCTTTAATCATGGCATTAACGTATATACGCAATGATCTTTCAGCATTCTTCCACATCAATACCGCTGGATGGTTGCGCCAAGCACCTGAAGAAGATTGACCAGATAAAACTTTAAGTATTTGATAAGACTCTAATATTTGTTTATTTAATCTTTTATTATCTAATATTTCTGCACATTGATTATAATCTTTGTAGGGTAGGAAGGTTTGCATTAATCTTCTTCTATATTAAAAATATCTAAATCAGAGATTTTTTTAAAATTTGCTGCCGTCCAAAGTGATACGGCAGTTAAGAAAGATAAAACTATTAATATTACTATTTTTGTTTTATTTTTCATTTTGTTATTGTTGCTCCACATCTCAGACATGCTACATAGTTTTTACCAGTGAATGGACAAGAACCAGCGTCAACAAGGTTATGTGACTTAAATTTACAAATAAAAAATAATACAGTTTGTTTTATCATTTTACTGCCTCTCTAGTTACTAAAACTATAGCACCACATTCTTCTAAAGCCTTTTTTAATTTTACTACATATTGAAGCGCTGATATTTTATCATCATGCGCCATGTGCAAAAACTTTCTTTCATCTAATTTTACCGTAAGGAAGTGCTCATTGTCAATAATCTCCACACCAAAACCTTTGGGGGGTATAATTGAATGTACAGCCATACGCATAAAATCTGTATACATTATTATTTAAACCTTTTAATCATATTGTTTTTTTTCCCACATTTGATTTTTATAACTTCTATTAATTTTAGAAAAATATTTTTGATTAGCAGTTTTTACAAAACCTTCATCATATTTTAATAAATTTTTAATCCAATGAGTCCTTTTAAAAAAATTTATTTGTGCTACTGGTGTTCCAGCCTCAATTATTCCAGAAAAATCTTTTTTTAAAAGAAATGGAAACTGTGTAGTTAAATTATATTTATCTGTATCAACAACCCCAGAAATAGTTTGAAATGGTAAATCAAACCTATTGTGTGGATGAGTAAATAAAGTTGAATAATGTTTAGGAGTTTTAATTATAAAATAATTTGACCATTTAAAAATAAAATTATGATAATCATCTGAAAAGTTAAAACCTTCCCATTGGTTATTTGTATGCCAACTTATTGGATCTGGACTTACTCTCCATAAAATATGTGGTGATCCATCATTATTTAAAACAACTTCAATATCTTTTGATAAATAAAAAATATATCCATGAGTTAAAGCGTCTAAAAATGGAGAACATGCCTTATAGGTAGAAGTTGTAGATACTGGATTTTCTGGAGATAGTGAAAAATTTTCATATGATTTAATTTTTTGTGGAGATTTTTTATACCACTCTGGAACATAATTTTTTGCTGGAGCAATATTTAAAATTTGCTCTAAATTTGTTTTTGCTGGTATTATTTTTACTATTTTCATATTATTCGTCCATTGTTAAGGCTTGCCAAGTAGTTGACCAGTCTTGTTTGGTTTTATGTTTATTAAACTCTCGTGAAACTTCTCCACCTTCTAAGTATATACCACCCCAAACACCCCATTCTTTTCCTGAAACACCATTAGCAAAACATATTTTCTTAACTGGACACTGCTTGCAAAGTGAATCAATATCTTTTCTAGATCCTTCATGCTCTTCGTATTTATCAAAGAATGCGTTGTTATCCGTTCCCAAACATAAAGCCTGGTCTTTCCATAAATGCTGTTTCAAAATTAATCCTTATACCTATTTGGTATATCCCAACCATTACGACCAGGTTTATAAACTCTATGCAAATACCATTTGTTTTTTATTCTAATGCCCATTGGAGAGGTTTTTGCTGTATCAGACTCTTTTAAATCAATTACATCCC